AGCCATTAGTTCTAGCTTAAGATCTGTAGAAAATGTTGATGCCATAAGAATTCCTCTTAAATTTTAAATATATCTAATTTTAGTTTCATTAAGCTGCTATGTCAACTACACTCCAATTATTGGTTACCCCTATATTTACAACAGCCCAAGCGGATATGAATAAACGACCTGTAGAAGTTGTCATATTTACACCTGTTACGCTTACTGTAGATAAAACTTCACCAGATGCAGCTCCAACGCTCACATTTAATAAATTTGTAGATACTGAAACAATAGTGTTTGGTACAGCATCTTCATTCCCTAAACCTACTGTTAATAAATTAGTATTTAATGTTAAATTAGCATCAGCTGTAATAGAATATATTCCAATTGTAGTATTTAGTTGATTTCCTATTACATTTACTTCTATGGAAGGAATAGCCTCTTCTTCAGCACCTTGAGATATAAACATACCACCAATATTGCCCCACGAACCATAACCCCAACTAGTTGAACCCCAAGGTAAATTACCAGGTGAAGTTACTTCAACATCAACATCTAATTTAGTTGATACTGAAGCTGCTGTAACGTTTAAAATATTTGTAACTGCTGTTACGTTTGCATCGCCTATTAGTGAAAGAGTACCTGTAGAAGTATTTGATTGAACTCCTGTTAAATTAAGAGATCCCGTACCTTCAATTGTTTCTTCACCTTGTTCAACCAATGTACCTGTAATTTGATTCCATGCTCCCGCACCCCAAGAACTAAATCCCCATGTTGTAGGAGAACCAGGAGTTGTAACTTCTACAATTACATTCTCTCCAGCAAAAACAGAATTAACAGTTGAATTTAATTCAGCTCCAGTAACTCCAATTATGAAATTTGCTTGAGCAGAAACTGTATCAACAGTTAAAGTTAATAAATTTGTAGATAAAATTACGCTAGCGCCTGCTTCAATAGATTCATTACCTATTTCAGATTCAGTTCCAGTAATTTGTCCCCAAGAATAATTTCCGTATGTGTTTTGTCCCCAGGTTGTAGGTGTGCCTGGAGTTGTGACTTGAGCTGAAGCATCTTCAAAAGATTGTCCCCAAACTAAATAACCCCATTGATATGCTCCCCAACCTTCGGTGTTAAAAGCATCTACTGAACTAACGGTTACATCTATTTGATCAAATCCACCATAGGTATCAGAACCCCACGAACCTGATCCATAGGCTACTAGACCTGGTGACGATACTTCTACTGTAATATCTGCCACCTGGCCCTCCTAAAATTAAGCGATTCTTAAAATAGCTGCTGCTGATGTAAACGCTGGAAATAAAATTGTAAATGTTCCTGATGTTGCAGTTTTAACAGCACCAAAATCTAATACACACACTGCTGCATTACTACCGAATGAAGTATTATAAATTACTGCACCCAATGCACTTAGTGTAACTCCTGTAAAAGATAAATCTGCGAAATCTACTATTCCTACTGAACCATCTAATGAAACTGTTTGTCCTGTTAATATTCCACCACCTGCAGTATACGTTCCTGTAGCTACAACTTCATTTGTTGAAGTGTAAACTGTAGTTGTTGCATTTAATACTGCGTTTGATTGATAAAGTGCTAATTTAAAAACTTGTCCTGAACCAGAATCAAAATCGTGCGCTCCACCTAATAGTTGTGATTTAAAACTATTACAAACCGCTTGGTCTATTGCTAATGTCATAATTATTCTCCTATAAATTTATTATGGTGATGGTGACGGTACCTTTATTCGTAACGTTCCATCTTGATACTCGTCTCTACGTCTTCTACCTGTTTGTTCTAACGTAAATCCTTGTAATGCCATATTATACTTCTCTTGATACAGTTTGTACATATCCATAGGTCCTTTTAAATATGCAAAAGCTTCTACTAAACAAGCATATAATAATAATTCTGGTGCATTAACAGAAATATAAGTTTCTGTATTTGTCACACTTAAACCATCTGGAGTATAAATATAATCTAATTCCACTACAAAATTTGAACTTGGTGTAGGAGCTACTTCAATAGCATTTTCTCTAAATGTAGCATAATACTTAGGAAAACCAGAAGATCCTGATGAATTATATTCAGTTATAAATGTATCATCTCTTGGTTCTAACGAAACTTGAATACCTGAAGTGTTTGTAGCAACAACTGAACGAACAATTAAAGCTCTTCTTGATGTTGTTGAACCTGAAGACTGTGGAGAATCAGGAAGTAATAAATATTTATTATTAGCTGTAAATGTAGATGTTGCGTACTCGCGCGCGTAGTCTGCATCTGCTTCTCTAAATATCTTAAATTCAGCATCTCTAATAAAACCATTTACAATAGTAGCTGTTAAAACTTCAGAACCTACTTCTGTATAATCTCTAATTTTTTGTACTAACTCTGCGTATGTCATTTTATGTTATGTTAATAGTTACTTCACCTACACCTGTGTAAGCTGCTCTTCTTGTATTGATAATATCTCCACTTATACCTGGTTGCATTCCGTTTGAAACATATTGTCCTGGCCAATAATATAAATCTAATAGTACATCACAACCACCACCAGGTCTTACATCTGGTCTTGTGAATTGTAATGCCTGAGCATCTCCACCTGGAGACCTAATATCTAACTGTGGTTGCTTTGCTTCAAATTCTGAAAAATGCACCCATGATCCATTCCATTCTCTAACCATTTCAAGATAAGGAAATTGCATTCCTGATCTATCTGATATTGATAACGATCTTTTACCTTTAGCAAATACTGGCATAAATTATCCTTGTGGAAAATAAGTTTGTGGCGATATGTATAAACTAGTTCTTTGACCATCTTCATCCAAAGCTCGTTTCATTTCATCTTCATAAGCCATTTTTAATAAATCAATTCTTTCAGGGGATCTTTTTTGTGCTAAATAATAAGCAAGTCCTGAAACCATACATGGAATAAATCTATAAGGAAGATTAGCATCGTTAGTATAAGCACCTGCGTCTTCAATTCTTGAAATGTAATAATATTTTAAATGTGTATATTGAACTCTATCTGGAACTTGATAAAGATAAATAATAGGATCTACTTGTCTATCAACATAATATTGAGAAGGTTGTCCAGTTTGTCCTTTATTTGGTAAAGAAGCATACATAGATCTATCTATTTTAGTTAAAGATAAATCACTTGTAGATTCTCCAGGTGTACCACCAGAAGTAGATACATAAGCTTCTAAAACATCACTACAATCTGAAGGTGTAGTGTATGTTGCTTGTCCTGTTGTTAGCGTTTGATCATATAATTTGACTTTCCAAAGATGAACTCCTCTATTACCCCATTCAGAAAACAATATATTTAAACTTCTTCTAGCTGATTTAATGTCATAACCAGAATTAGATCTAATACCTATTCTTTCGTAAGATTCTTCTATAATCTCATCAATAGATAAATTAAATGTTGTTGTTCCTGATGTAGCCATTTATATTAAATCTCCGTAGTATTTCTTCTGATGTGGTTTAGAATAAATTAAACCACCTTTACTCTTTTCTGCTGGTTTTTCCTCTACTGTAGTCTTAAATTCCGCTGCTTTATATCCAGTTCTTTCTTCTGGCTCTGTAGAAGTTTGACTTCCAGTATTAGTTTTATAATCAATATAATCTTGTGGTGAAGCTGCTGAAAGTTTTGATACAATTGTACTAGGATCAGGTATTCCTCCAACAAACATTTTATTAACTTTCTTTTTAATAGATCCGCCTTTAAATTTAGTCTCTGGTTCTATTTTAATTTTTTCTCTTGTTTCTTTTTTGGCTGCTTCAAACGCAGAACCTTCTGACATATCAATGCGCATATCATCATATGTTTTTTTAAAAAAAGTCTTAACTTTTTCAGATGCTTTGGGAAAAGCTCTTTCTGCTATATCTATAATTATTTTAGGTTTAGGCATTATTTTAATAAATCTCCATAATAATCTACTTTAGATTCATTTGAATGTTTTACTCCATCAAACTCTCCACTTATAAATTTACCTATGTAAACACCTTCACTTGCAAATGTTTTAACATTTGTAGGTTTAGGACCAGTGTTTCCTGCTGCTCTTTTTCTTGCAACTGCAGAACGTCTTTGACCTTCTGACATTGATCTAGCTTTGGCTAGAGGTACACATTTAGGATATCCTTTTCTTTTTTCTCCTCCAGATCTTCCACAAGGAGCGAAAGAACCATCCTTGCGTTTAGCTCCGATATCTACCCACTTTTCTGAAACCCATTTACGTAAACTCATATTAATATTTTTTAGTTTTTTTTCTTCTATTTTCCATTACAGCTCCACAACCTTTAGCAACTCCACCTTGTTTATAGTTAGATACTGCTTTTCTTTCTTGTGAAATACTGCCACCACTCATTTTCTTTTTTTTACCACCAGGCACAATTTTACCTGAACATACCGCGCTCGCATACATGTTCGCGTACGCGCTCGGGTACACTTTAAATTTTGCTTTAGCCGCAGCTTTTCCTCTTGGGCAAAGTTTACCCATTATTTTTTCTTTCTTCTTTTAGATTTAAGCATAGCCCTTGATGGCTTTGCACCTCGTATCTTACCTTCGATTTGTTGCGGTATTTGTGATCTTCCTATTGGCATTTTTACTCCATTGGTGAATAAACAATTTTACCACCTATCTTCTGAGCCTTCAAGTATTGCTTCCTATTGCCATTTGTTGAATAACTACAATGTACCCATCCAGAATTAGGTTCATTTTCATTCCAAAACTCTAATATGCATTGATCATAATCAAGATTAGTTGTAATCCAATCAGCTAATTCTTTATTAGCTATACCAAATATCTCAAAGTCTGCTGCTTGACCTTTAGTATGCTGACTTTTAGATGAAGAACCTACAGCTTCACAAAGTGCCGCTGATCTGTAACCAGAGCTCACGGA